TAAAACTACTCTTTTTGTTGTTTAAAACTTCATGTGCTTTACTTGTTTTACTGCATTTGTCAAATATAGTATATGTTATTGCATCTAGTAAAGATGACTTACCACTTGTATTTGCAGCAAATAATCCGCACACATCATTCATTTTTTCAAAGTCTACATGATTACCCTCACCATATGAAAACATATTGTCAAATTCAAATGACACAGGATGCCATGTTATATGTCTTATACTTTCTACTGCAGGAAGTTTTGAATTAATTGTTCTGTTAATATGTCTTATAGCATCTAACTCTTCATCGGTAGCAGTTGGGAACTTTGTGTTAATAAAATTAGTTAACAATGTGTTTTGATATTCAACGTCTCGAACATTGCCTATAGTTATAGATCCAGATTCAGAATCATTGGCAGCTGTAATTGTACGTTGAATCGTAATGTCTTGAACAGTGTATTTTTTACGAATCATTGTAACTAACTTTTTCATGTCAGCTGCAGTTGTTTCATTGAACTTGATTCTTATACGAGGTTTGTTAGGCATACGATGTGGTGACTTTACTATTTGATCACCTTCTGTTTCTATTGTAACATAACCATAATCGTTGTGTATTTCTACAAACTCAGCATTTTGTTTATCAACGTCCCAAACTAATATTCCATGATCTAATGCTTCTCCATGATTTTGTTGAATAAGTGAACCTGGATATGCAATTGTTTCTGTTAAGAATTGTGCTGGTTTATGAATATCTCCTAACAATGTTATATCATGACCAGAAAACAATTCAGTAGTTACATGTTCATTGGATATTTCATAGCCTATATCCGTTTTGGCAGAATGAACTGCTCCATGATGCAATGCTATTTTTTTATTGTTAGTAACAATGTCATTGCCATTAATGTATTGGGATGGCTCCACATCAACCGCCATATGATTCCATGTTATCCCGGCAAAATCAAATACACCATTATCTTTAATAAAAACAATGTTATCATTTTTTATCATGTCCAATACCGGAGACAATGCATCTTCACGATATAAATTGTTAAGATTCATGTCATGATTACCAAGTATCACTATGGTTGGAATATTGAATCCACGAAAAAAGTCAGTGAGCATTCTAATCAATTCCGGGGACATATCCAACTTGCTATGAACAATATCTCCAGTTACAACGGCTATACTATTTTCAGTTTTAGTTTTATCAATATAATTAAACATATTTTTAAATACATCACGATACTCACGATGTCTCTTTAAAGTACGAATATGCACGTCAGATATATGATAAATTCGATCTGCTTGTTGTATTCTGTTTGGTATTTGTTTTATTTCCATATATGTTCTATTTGGAGCTGCATTTGTTGTTCAAATGTCATTACTCCAGTTTCTTCTATAATTTCTGTGATGCGGTGAAATCCTAAATCAGATGCATCTTCAGTTTTTAATTCTATAAAATATACATTTAATCCTTCACCCATAAATCTCTTAGCAATTGACAATGCATTGCGTATTGCATCTGCATCTAAACATATATAAATTTCTTTAACTCGTTTTTCTATAATTTTCTTTTGCAATTGGGGTTGTATAATTTTACCAAATAAAGGTATTGCATTTCTTTTTATTGCAATTGCATCAAATGCACCTTCACATAGAACTATAGGTTCCGCCCAATTAATTGTTAGATCAAATCCAATTATGTCTTTTGATATTTTTGGATTTTTATGTTTATATTTATCTGCTTTATAATATGCTCTACTTACAAAATAATTTAATTGACCATCACAATCATAGCTAGGAATAATTATTTTACCAGAATATTCTCCTCGTTCACAATAACCAATTCTATATTTTAAGATGTCAAATATTGTAACGCCTCTTCCTTTAAGATATGAAATTGCATTACGAAAGTCGGGTGTATTTTTATGTTTCCATAATGGATTATATTCTTCTGGTAATGATATAACTTCAATTTGTTTAACCTCAGTATCAAAGTTTTTATATTTTGCTGATTTAATTATTCTGGATAATTGTTCAAAATATTGTTTACCTAAATTTAATTGTTTAAATAAAGAAGTTATACTTCTACCTTTTTTATCAGATATCCAACAGTGCCAAGCATTTTGGCCATCAGATGTAGTATTAATATCTATTTCTAATTTAGGTTTATAATGTGATGTAAATGGAGAGAAAAATGCAACGTTATTTCCGGATGTAGATTTACCTTTACCTAGTACAGATTCCAATAACTGTAATAACTTTAGATTTTGCATATACTATATAATAGAAAATAACTGTAATATATCCAATTAATCCAATTAATATATAATAATATTATATAATTATGGTTAGACACATACACTACATTTCTGGTCTAACGATCAATTCAAGTCTGAATCAATCATTTTAAATAATTAACATCATTTTAATGAATATATTATTTTTTTTTCACAAATCAAACCTTATACAAAAAAACGTTTCGGATCCTGCACTTCTTCGCCTGGTTTTAAACATTCTGCCATCCATTCTACCGGTATTTCTTTTTTTGCTACATAAGGAATACCCATCTTAATTGCATAAGCTTCATATGTTGTTTTACTACCTTTAGATATTTTTTGATTTGGACTTTGAAACACCATTCTTATATCCATGTTAGGATTTGATTTTAATACATGTTTCATTTTTTTACGATCGGTTGCAGTCCAACGACCCTTAGTTTCAATATACATCAATGTTCCATCTCGTTTAGTAAATACAAAATCTGGAGTATATTTATGTTTTGATTCGGGTACTACATAATGCAATGTTTCAGTTTCATAACAAACTTCGTAATTATTAGATTTAATTTGTTCTGCTACTGTTAATTCTAATCCTGATTTATAACCGTATTTATAAGCTGCTTGTCGTTTTTTACTTCCAGCAGTATGCCAATGATTTTTTTTCATATAACCTTTTTTTTTTATTAATTAAGCGTAATCCATGTAGTTGGTACCCAAAATCCTTTATCTCTATCTGGTGTTGTACAATATACATATGTATATATATTTGGTTCTGGTTTTCCGTAATATGGGCCTACAATAAATTTAACATCTGTAATCTTAACGTTTAATAACGTTCCTTTTTTAGCATCGACCCATTGTGTATTTGATTCAATATTTCGATACAAAAATCCTGCAGAAATATTTCCTTTAGAATCTGCCCAATCAGGATTAACTTCTCGATATCCTCGCCATACACCTCCCATACCTAGCTCATCTTGAAAATCTGTTGCACCAATTCCATCTCTAATTTTAAAATTTTTACCGTACATTAATTTTTTAGCACCAAGCTCCTTACCTGTTGTATCAGTTAGATATTTTTCATAATCTTTTTTAACTATATCCAATGAACTTTTAGAAATAAGAAATCCATTCTTTTGACGAATTATTTTATTACCTTTAGCTGAGTCAGCAACGGTAACCCCTTGTTTTAAACGTCTTAATACAGCATCACCAGTACCCCATTTTCCAAGCTCATCTATATTAGATGCAATATTTATTGCACCCACATTATCTTGTAATCCTTTTAATATATTTTTATAATAACCTAATTTTAATGTTTTTACAGTGGCATCAATTCCAAATTGTTTTGTAGTATAATTTTTTACACCTACTGAATTATAATTAGTTTTATCAATATCTGCAGATAATCTGAATGTAGTATTAAACGGATTATGTGTAGCATATCCACTTTCAGCTTTATGCCAAGCTATAAAAAACTTTAAATTTTCATCAGTAACAGGTGCACCTATACCTTTTAAAATTTCTGCATAATAAGAACTATAGTCTATTTTTGTTCTTTTTGTTTTTGCAATAATATTCTTTTTTGCTGCTGCTGTTGATGTTTTAGTTTTTGATACATCATCTGTTTTAGTTTTTGATACATCATCTGGTTTAACTTCTGGTTTAACTTTTGGTTTTTCTTTGCGTGCAGCGTCTGCTTTCTTTTTATTGAAATCTTCTTTTAATGATTGTTCAAATAATTGTGACAATGATACTTCTATATTATCACCTTTAAAATAATTTACTGATTCATTTACTGCAGAGTCTATTTCACTTTGTAATCGTTTAGTAAAATCAGGTATCCCCCCTGGCCCAGAATATTCTGGTTCCAATCCATCTCGAACATATTGTGCAGCTGCCTTAGTTCTAGTACCAATATCACCATCCCATGATCCATCTGGTCGTTTACTTGTTCTTACAAAATTTATATATTCTGATTCTCCAGTTAAATTAAATTTAATGTAAAAATTATTTAATACTTGTTGAAATTTAGCATTGGTTGTATTTACTACAACATCTTTTTCTTTTGGGGTTTCTTTTTCATCTTTTTGTATCTTTAAGATCTCATCTTTATATGTTGAGTTAACTCCAGGCATGAATTGATTATACTCCCATTCATTATATACTTCAGCTGAAACACGTTTTTTAAAATCTAACACCGTTTCACCTCCACGAGGACCACCAACTGTCACTGTGGCATACTTTGTTTTATATACTTTTAATTTATCATACTGATCAGTATCAATTACATATGAACGTATAACTTTACCTAAATTATTTTTTGATAAGAATTGGTTCCAACCAAATTGATCTAAATTAGGAAATGCTTTAATTGGATCAATCACACTAACGTGCCAAATAGATTCTTTTTTTCCTGGTTCTTGACTGTTTAAATCTAATACAATTATATAATTACCATTAGTATACGGTTTAAAAGAAGGTAAATTTTTAAAATACGGAATTAATTCTATTCCTTTAAGTGGAGAGTATTTTTTACCTCGTCCATGTTTGTCAATAATTCTAAAAGTATCATTAACTGCATCTATACCATACTGGCGTTTATATTTAATTTGCTCTGGTGCAAGTGCTCCTGATAATCCAACATCACCTTTACCAATGCGCTCTAATATTATTTTTGTAAATTTATCCATTTTATATAAATATCCTGTTTTACGTTTTACCAATCTATTAACACTAACCGACTCTGCCAACGCATCACATTGTCTGTTTTAAAGTCTAAATCTAAATCCAGATCCATTATACCCATTTTATTAATATCTTGTTGTAAAGCTCGTAAAAATGATATTAATTCTTGATCTACGTCTCGGGCGCCGTCCGCATCTAAATAATCAAAGATAGAAATTTCTCCACCTTGCTCTCTAGCATACTGTTTATACGATTGCATAAAACGATTAATATTATCAGAATCAGTTCCTGACAAAGGACTTGCCTTAGACATTATATATAATTGTTTTTTATTGTTAACATAATGCACCGGAATAAAAGTGCTAAATTCTCCAAATCTACCTACTATCACAGTAGCTACATCAAACTCATCTGATTCATTGGTTATTTTAAAAAGTTTATCTTCATCATCAATTTCATAAACACGACCATTATCACCTTGATCAAAA